TCTTATCCATAATAATATGGAAAGTTTTGTACATGAATTCCTCGGTGTTATGGATGAGAGACACTCACTAAGAAGGAGTGACTCTTGGTCAACAAAACAAATGATGGGAGATGCCTGTCATGAACATAACCATAGTAATAGTATCTTCTCAGGAGTTTACTATCCTTCCGTACCTAAAGATTCTGGAGAGTATCTGCACTTTGTTACCTTGTATCCTACATGGAAAACAAATGAGCATGAGTATGACATTGCAGAATTAGGAATACATAATAAGATATGGTTTGATCAGAAACTGGAAGATGATTTGATTGTCATCTTTCCTTCATGGTTAATGCATTCTGTAGGTCCATCTACAAGTGACCTACCACGATATTGTATTCCATTTAATTATGTTATTGATGGTGAGTTTGGCGGTACAACTAACTACTTGAGAGTCTCGGGATGACTCTAAAAGCGCCCTGGTCGGGAGTGTACCCCTTTTAAATATGGACGAGAAAAAACTACCAAAGATAACTGTACAAGCTGCCTCATTCAGCAAGGCTGCTTTTGATGTTATTAGACATTATGCTAAATCAGGTTCTGTCATGGCTGAAGATGAACTCATCGATGCTAGGATGGAAATCTGTCGCTCTTGTGGACGTTATGATTCCGATAGTAACAGATGCTTAGAGTGTGGTTGTTTCATGGCAACCAAGGTTAGATTTGGTGGTACTACTTGTCCTTTAGGATTCTGGTAATGATTAATATCATTGACTATCCTGATAGTGCTTCCTTGAATGAGGAATTAAAATCATGGATAGATTTTCTTCCTAACAGTAAAGAAGAATCAACCAATCTTGTAGTTGAAAAACATACGGGGTATAATACATATCCCGAACCATTTATTAAATTAAAAGATTGGGTTCTAGATCAACTGTCTCTAGATAAAGATACATCAAAGTATCAATTATGGGGTGCCGTATACAATTACGGTGATTATGCCCGTGAACATAGACATGGTACTAGCCAATATTCATTTGTTTATTATGTTTCTGCTCCCCCAGGCAGTTCCCCATTAGACTTTAATGGATATGTTGTTCAACCTCATGATGGAATGTGTGTCATCTTTACAGATGAACCACACTCTGTTCCAGAGAACCATTGTGATGGTAGAATAGTAGTTGCTGGTAACATTAAGTCCTCGTCGGATGGACAATAAATATGCCGACTGGTGCGGATGGGGTTACCCCGCCTGTTTCTTATTTCAGTCAAAAATAAGTGGCGAGCATACAAATCAATTATGAATCATGAACCCATGGGTATCAATTTTGAACCCGAACACACTGACTTTATTGGAATTTATAGGGGAGCTGTAAACCCTGATTTCTGTGATTACCTTGTTAATTACATGAATAGATCCGAACAAGTTATCCCTAGAAATTATACACACGTAAAGGACAAACAGATCTGTCTCGATGCATTCTCTCCTGGAGAAGCTAGAGACCTGATGAACTTTGTAAATCAGTGTCTAGGATCATATATTAATGAGTATCCTTACCTAACTAACTTTAATTATGTTAGTTCTGTAGTGTTGATGCAACATACTCCACCCAAAGGCGGGTATCATTTGTTCCATGGGGAGAATATTAATTGGAACCTTCAGACAAGAACCATGGCTTGGATGGTTTATCTAAATGATGTTGAAGATGGTGGAGAAACTGAGTTTCTTTATCAGGGATTGAAGATACAACCAACTAAAGGTACTGTCGTAATCTGGCCTGGGAGTTATACTCATCTACATAGAGGTAACCCTCCGATGTCAGATAAGTACATTGCAACTGGATGGTATCAAGGATCTATCGGGTTGTCACAAGTAAACACGGCAGGGTTGAACGATCAACAGTATATGGATTCAATGGACGCATGAAGACATTTAACACGGTAGTTCTTAAGATTACAGTTGCAATACTGGATTTCTTATATCGTGGGAGAGACTTTCAAAGATTTTGGGTGCTTGAGGAGATTGCTCGAGCACCCTATTTTGCTTTTTTGAGTGTGTTGCATCTTAGAGAAAGTCTAGGCCTACGTGGACCAGAACATCTTTACTTGATGAAAGAACACTTCGCACAATCAGTCAATGAAACCGAACATCTTGAGTATATGGAAAGCAGGGGTGGTAATTCTTATTGGATTGATCGCTTTGTTGCCAGACATCTCGTACTTATCTATTATTGGGTCAACGTGGCTTATTATTGGGTGGCTCCTAAGTCTGCATACCATCTCTCATATGAGGTAGAAGACCATGCAGCACATACATACAGTAAATACTTGAAAGATCATCCTGATGATGTTAAAATTGAAGAAATAATGAATGATGAGATTAATCATCGAGAAGAATTATTGAACGCCATCCAAATTATTAAATGACATGAGGATTTTAGTAACAGGTAGTGAGGGTTTTATTGGTAAGGCTCTCATGTATCATCTTAAGTATGAACTTGCTCTTGGGGAGAATGTTGTTGGGTTAGATTTTCCATGTGATATTGCTAACTTTAATGAGTATGCAGATCTTTTTACTCCAAAGTTTGATTGTGTTATTCACCTTGCTGCCTTTGCAAATCTAAGGGATAGTATTGATGATCCAGAAACATTCTGGGAAAATAATGTAGAAAAATCCAAACCTATTTTTGATTATTGCAGGGACACTGAAACCCGACTATTATATGCCAGTTCTGCTGGTGTTTATGAGTGGTGGAGGAATCCATATGCCACTACTAAAAAAGTAAATGAAGCCATGGCTCCTCCTAACAGTGTTGGGATGAGATTTTTCAATGTGTGGGCGGAACAAGACAGTCGGGAAGATATGCTTTACCGAATGTTAAAAGATAATACTGCTGGGTATCTTACAAATCATAGACGTGATTGGATTCATGTTTCTGATGTGTGTAGAGCTATTGCATATTTGATTCCAAGTAGTTATTGTGGTACTATTGATATTGGTACTGGAAAATCTACATCGGTACTAGAGTTGGCACAAATTATGGGTCAGGGACACCTACCTATAAAGAAAGAAACTCCTCATGAACCTGATGAATTGGTTGCCGACACTACAAAGATGAGAGAAATGGGTTGGTTTCCGACCATTGATATCCTTGATGTGAACGATCCACAACCCCACTAAATACAACGTAATGATTAACGATTCTATGACAGTTCAGAAGACAGCACTGGTGCTTGGTGCTGGTGGCTTTATTGGGAGTCACATGGTAAAACGCCTCAAGTCCGAAGGGTACTGGGTTCGCGGCGTTGATATTAAGTACCCTGAGTTCTCTGAGTCTGCAGCAGATGAATTCCGAAGAGATGATCTTAGGGATGCAGAGGCAGTCAGAAAACTGGTACAGGTTGGTAAGACTACCTTTGATGAGATCTATCAGTTCGCTGCCGATATGGGTGGTGCAGGATACATCTTTACCGATGAACACTCGGCAGATATTATGCACAATTCTGCTTCCATTAACTTGAATGTTTTGGATGCAGTTCATAAGGCTAATCAGATCAGGGGTTGTAATAAGACGAAGATCTTCTACAGTTCTTCTGCCTGTATGTACCCAGAACGTAATCAACTGGACCCTGATAACCCTGATTGCCGTGAAGAATCCGCATACCCAGCAGACCCAGACTCCGAATACGGATGGGAGAAACTTTTCTCTGAACGTGTCTACTTTGCTTATAACCGTAACTATAATATTCCTGTTCGGGTTGCTCGCTATCACAACATCTTTGGACCTGAGGGAACTTGGGAAGGTGGACGTGAAAAGGCTCCCGCAGCAATTTGTAGAAAGGTCGCCTACGTCCCTGAGACGGGTGGAGCTATTGAGGTGTGGGGAGATGGTCTACAAACTAGATCCTTCTTGTACATCGATGAATGTATTGAAGCAACCCGCCGTCTGATGGACAGTGACTTCATGGGACCAGTTAATATTGGTTCTGAGGAGATGGTAACTATTAATGAATTAGTTGCAACTGCTGCCAAGGTATCTGGTAAGGTTATTACTAAGAACCATAAACTCGATGCACCTCTTGGTGTTCGTGGTCGTAACTCTAACAATGATCTCATCCGCGAAAAACTTGGATGGGACTACAGTCAGACCCTAGAAGAGGGTATCGCCAAGACTTATGCTTGGATCTCTGAACAAATTAAATCCCGCAAAGCGGTTGAAACTTCGTCACAAAAGGAATTGGTAAATGCGTAAGGTCACTAAGAAAACTATTAAAATTAACAAGGAAGACGTACAGAATCTAGATCACTCTGCTCTTGAGGCTATCTCTCTCAATCCTAATGACTGGTTGTCTGCGGGACAGAGTGAGTATCGTCTCTATGGATATCTTTCTACGTTCTTCAATCAATCCTACATTCTGGATGTAGGTACACGTAACGGTGGGTCTGCACTGGCACTGTCTTATAACGAAACCAATAAGGTCATTAGTTATGATCTGGTTGAACAAGGTGCAAGTCAGATTGAAAAAGACAATATCACTTTTAAAATTCAAGACTTCCGAGAGGATGAGACGCTTGAGTGGGACAAGATCTCCATCATTATGATTGATGTAGATCCTCATGATGGTGTTCAGGAAGTGGAGATGATGGAGTTCCTAGAAGAGAAAGGTTGGAAAGGAATTCTTCTTCTCGATGACATTGGTCCTGCTTGGCCTGAAGTTCAAGACATGTGGGATGCTATTGAAGAACCTAAGATCGATGTTACTGAAGTCGGTCACATGAGTGGAACAGGACTAGTAAACTTTGGTTCTAAACATGTAATTGATTGGGCATGAAAATTCTAATTCTTGGATCTAGTGGCCAGGTAGGTGCATACCTGGCTGAATATCTTACTAAGAAAGGTCATGAAGTTGTACCGTTTGACGTTGCACGTCATCCTGGTGAAGATCTTACACAGATCCCTAATCATAATCTAGATCGCGCCATTAAGAACTCTGACTTTGTGTTCTTCTTGGCCTTTGATGTGGGTGGATCTAGGTATCTGAAGAAGTATCAACATACTTTCAGGTTTATTGATAACAATTCTCGTCTGATGACTCAGACTTTTGGTTTGCTTGAACAGTATAAAAAACCATTTGTCTTTGCATCATCCCAGATGAGTCAGATGAGTTACTCTCCATACGGAGTTATGAAACGTATGGGTGAACTATATACTGAGTCTCTGAATGGATTGATCGTTAAGTTCTGGAATGTATATGGAATCGAAAAGGACATGGACAAGGCTCATGTCATTACTGATTTCATCAGGAAGGGATTTGAGACAGGTACTATTGATATGCTAACCGATGGTACAGAACAGAGAGAGTTCCTTTACGCTGAAGATTGCTGTGAGGCTCTTGAGGCGGTCATGGAAAACTATCATAAGTTCACCTCTTTTGACCCTCTTCATATTACTTCTTTTGTCAGTACAAATATTCTGGCAGTTGGAGAAATCATTAAGGGACTTTTTGCAAAAGACGGTAAAGAAATTCAAGTTGTTCCCGCAGCATCCAAAGACGAGGTGCAGAAGGACGCTCGTAATGTCCCAGACGAAACGATTAAAAAAATCTGGAGTCCAAAAACATCCATCGAAGATGGAATCGAAAAAGTCTATAACGATATGAAACCTCATTATGGATAATGTAATTAAAGATGTTGTTGAAAAGGCTGCAGCATCCCCAACAGGTATTGATGTTCCAGTACTTGATGCCTCAAAAAAGTTTCCAATCAATCTGATTTGTAACGACGATCTACTCCCATCTACATCGGCTAATAACAGATCTGTCTATACCCAATGGGTACATGATGGATCTGGTTATGTCAATTTATATGTAAATAGTTTGGCCCTTAAGGCTCTGGAAGATAACTCTGGCTTGCCAAAATTTATTTGGCTGTTAG